TAGTTTCCAGCCTTATCCATCCAAACTGTTCTTTGAGTTAAGGGGTGAAGACCAATAGCTTCTGTGTCGGTAGCAAAAGCATCTAAAGCATCAAAAGAGTCCGATTGAAAAGAAACGGCTCTTCCTTCTTTTGACCTTTGAGTGCGAACATCTTCTCTGGCAAGTTGAGCTGCTGTTCTTTTTGCAAATAGCAATTCACTTAAAGCAACTTTTTCCATGACATTCATTTGCTCAACATCGTTGCTTACTGGGTTTCCATTAGAGTCATATCCTAAAACTTTTATTTCGCTAAAAAACTCTTGTTCTGATTCGCCAATAGATTTTCTAAAGTCGTTGTCTGGGTTTGTTATTTCGCTCCAGTTATTTTGTAAATGCCTTTCATATTGACCACCCAATATCTTCATCCTGTCTTTAGCAATCGCAGACTTAATATTGTAATCATCGTGGTACGCAATTATCCCTTGCTTGCGAGCCTGAGTGTTCATTTCTTTTACAGCTTCCTGATAGTCGTTGTCTGTAATTAAATTTTCTTCTTTTAAGTTAAGAACAGACTTCAACTCTTGTTTAAGAGAATCTTTTGCTTTTTCTTCTCTTCGCTCTAAATCTGCAAAATTAACCATGCTTTTAGACGCATTAGCAAGTGTTTGAGATAAATTAACGAATGCTTGGTCTGGAGCTGCAAATCCAAGTTTGACTTGCGCCCCTCCACCCATTGGTAAGCTAGCTGCCTGTATTTGAGGCTCTGGTATTAAGTTGTCTGCCATTATGTGTCTTCCGTTACGCCTGTTGATCTTCCTGTGTTTCTTACAAAGTTAAAGTAAGTGTTGTACCCACCGATAATTTGGTTAGGTGCTTGAAGTGCAAATTGTGCCCATGCTGGAGTTTGTAGTTGAGCTGCTGTGTTTGCGTCTGACATATCAAAACCTAACTCTTGAGCTAACCTTTGGTCTGCCAAACCTTCTCTTTGATACATCATTGCTCTCTGCCTTTTCTCCATATTTTTAATCAATATCTGTTCAGCAGCTAAATTACTACGAGTTAATGTGTTTGCTGTTTCCGCAGCAGATGTGCCACTCATACCTCTTTCAGCTTGCATAACTCTTAGGTTGCCCATTTTTTGTAGATAATCAGCTTGTCTTTGCCTGTGAGCTTGCACTGACTGTTCTTCTAAATCCCTATGAGCTTGAAACAATCCAGTCATTTGCCTTTCAAAATTTGCTTTTGCAAACCTTCTGTTTATTCTGTTTTGAACTTGCTGTATACGCAAAGCTGATCGTTGATTTTGAACGGCTTGGTAACTGCCAGCTAGTCCTGTAAGACCTTGAAGCAAGCCCATAGTTGCACCCATCATGCCATGATCTGTTTGCATACTGCCGTCTTCGCCTGTGCTAAACCACCAATCCATTATTTTGCCTCCTTCATTTTTTCAATTAAAATAGTTATGTCTTTCTGCATCAATTTAATGTTTGTGTTGTTCTCGACTAGCATATCGTCTATCCGCTCCATCCTCGCTTCTAGCTTTTCTATATCCGCTCTGTTCTGTGTTACTGACGATTTTAATGAATAGAAGAAACCAATGGCTGCTATAAGTGGAACAGCAATAGTTAGGGCTAACTTAGTGTTAGTCAGTATGTGCGTAGTCTCGCTAGTTTTGGTCATAGTAATACATTTTGTTGAGTCCTTTAGTAGTTATTAACTCATAGACTCTGTAGGATAAAGGGGTGTCTGGAATATCTACATATTCGCCTGTTGGGATCATGCCGACTACATTGTGAAATCTTTGGTGTCTAAAGTTGTCAGCCAAAGCAAATGAAACTAGACGAGAGTACAAACCGCCATATTCTTCTATTAGCTCTCTTATAGCTCTAACAAAAGACAAAGGATACTTGGCAACCCTGTTGGTGCTTAATGACCAAACAATACCTGTGTCCTCTTTTTCTTGGTGTTCTACTAATCCGACCAAAGCGATCGGCTCGTCATCTTCTGTATTAACTGTAAACACATATTCTGAGTTTTGGATTCCTGCCAAACAGCTATCCGCTGGAGAAGCACCTAGCTCCTCAAGTGGTGCAACCTCTTCCTCTCTTAGTATTTCGCCAACACGAGTGGCTTCACAGAGGCTAGGGTTTGCTTTAATATGTAGTTTCATCAATTTGTTCTTGATAGTCGAGATGTGTGCATAAGCTCAAAAGCAGCACCAGTAATCGTAACTGTCTGATGTGTATCTGAACTTAAAGTAATTGTTGGAAGGTCGCTTCTTGCAGCAACCGATGTTCTTAATGTTGAGGTTTCTGACGGTTGATCTCCTGTAACCGCTCCACCTGAAAATGAGCCTGTGTATTCTTTCACAGACGATGTTCTGTTTGCGTAGGCTGGGAAGCTAACTGTAGACTTTATAAACTGTGTATCGTTAAAATATACCTCGTACCACTTGGTTGTAGTCCTGCCGTCTGTAATTGCTACTTCTTTGCCGTCTCTGCCACCACGCTTAATGTATTGTTTGCTAAACTCGTATGACGCTTCAAACTTTAAGCCAACAACAATGTTAGCGTTACTAGCTAAATTAACGCCTGTTAAAGTAACTACGTTATTTGCGCCAGAATCAGCCACAGTATAGGTGGTGTTATCTGACTTGTTAAAAGCAACAATCTTTGCCTTTCTAGCAGAGTTGTCTCTAATATCCCACTCCATAGCCAAAGTAGTGTCTGAACCTGAATTGGCTACATCGCTACTTGGTACGTTAAAGTATAGGTCTATAGAGTTGGTTAGGCTGTCAGTATTGTCAAACTTCATGTAGGTTAAAATCCAATGACAATCACTTACTACAGTGCTTGAGTCATCGTGATGACCTTCAATTATGTGAAACTTGTCAGATATAAAATGACCGCCTTTAATGTAGTTACAAGCCAACTCGTATTTTGACCAAGCTGACTGCACTCTTTGATTTCCTTGATTGTAATACTTGTAGATATACAAAGTGTTATCACCTGTATCTGTCTGCACTACAACTGTGCTTGCTAACGAAGAAGCAGATATTTTTGTAATCTTTCCGCTAATGTAGCTAGGTATATGCTCAGATATGCTCTTAGCCTCAAAGCTTATTTCTGTTGAGCCTGTTGGGTACATCTCATATACCGCAGATGCACCTGACTTCTCTTGAGCAAAAATAATACTGTTGTCGTTTACTACTGGTCTACATAGTGTGCTGTTCTCATAGCTACTACCAAGAGACAAAGCTGCCGTTGATGGCGTTAGCCCTTGATTGCCTTGCGTCAATAAGAATTGCGCCCTATCAGAGAATATTACAAGCTGGTTAGAAAACGGAATCGCCCAGTTTAAATAGGTTATCTCGTTCACAGATGACGTGATGTCAATGCGATCTGAGTCAAGCAAATTGACCACAGATGTTCTCCAAAAGTTAAACGCATTATCTACTTCTGATAATACAACACTTTCACCAGCCAATACCCCTAAACGGCTTTTATAGAAAAATATATCCCTTATTGGGTTTCCTATAAATTGAGGGGCTGGATCAGAAGATGCGTCTCCTACAGACTTGTCGCTCCAAGTAGCTGGCTTAAACCTATATTCTGTGCTACTGTGCTTGACAAGTTGGTGTGGCATTGTTGCTGGGTCTATTTGATATTGCAACCCAATGTTTAAAGTTTCTTTCCACTCGCCTTTGCTAAATTGATTTGTTGTTGCATTAGCGTCATCAGCCACAAATTTAACGTAATAATCGTCTACGTCTGTTTCTTCGTTCCCTTCTAGCTTTAACACATAGTTGTTTGGCGCAGTAGTTGGTAAAGCATCTCTATCGTCTAGCACATCTGTGTAAGATTTACTCATTGTGTTTCCGTAGCTATCCGTTACGTCTATACTAATGCTAGAAGCGTCAGCATCTTCTTTTGATGCAAACGAAGCATACCAAGCTATAACTGAGCCTGTTGTCTCGTTAGCGTCTTTAACTTTTAATCGTTGAAAATGTATTGTATTTTTAACTGGTGCGGTAGATAAATCAGCCCCATCACTAGGGTCAGCCACAGCTCCAGATATGGCTGTAACAGTCATTACGTTACCACTATCTGTTGTTTCAACCATATTGCCACTTCTTGCAGCAGCGTCAGTCGCACCTTCTCTAGTAGAATGAACATGAACTTTATAATTAGATTCTGTTTCGTCATATATAAGGTGAGCTTTTAAATCTAATGTTCCTGTTAAATTGTTTATTGCAGTAACTAAATTTTCCATTGTGTCTAACAATGTAGTTCCTATAGTTACGGTTACGCTACCTCCAGCCACAGAACTGTTATTATCAAACTCAAACACTTTTGCAGTATTAGAGCTATCACAACCAGTAATTGTAATCTTATCAGCGTCTGATGGTTGAGCCGTAAAAGCTACGTTGCCTGCATCATAGTTACTGCCTTGACTAGATTTGTTAAAGATAAAGTTTGAGCTATCGTCGCTATACGTTATTTGAATATTTGTAGTAACGTCTGTGTAAGTAGATGCATTTGTGGTGCTAAAAACTCTACTAGAACGACTATTGCTTTCGTCTTCTAAGGCATAATGAATAGCACCAGCTATTAAATCTGACCTTGCGTCCATTGTGCCTGTTTTTCCAGAAGCACCACCATCAGCACCTTTAGAAGAGTTTGTTGTTCTAACTGTAATTGATCTAACTGTGCCTTCTGAATCTGTTGCTTTTATTTCGTATCCAGAGTCATACGCGCCTTCTTTAATAAAGATAATGCCACGCTTAACGTGATCGCGTTCATACATTCCTGTGCCACCTGATGTAGTAGCCTTTAACGCTGGGGTTATATCGCTATTTGCTATAAACGTGTAATCAGCAATCGTAACTGCTGAATAAGGGTGTGTTTCTTGCTCATTTGTAACATCAAGATAGTTAAGCTCAGAAGCATCTAAAGAATTACCATCTGCATCTGTTACATCTAATTTTTCAAGACTAGCGTCTTCTTCGTTTAGCTTAAACAAAGATATGTCAGGTGTAGCGTCTGCCCCAGAACCATCGTAGCCAATACAAAGCATAAGTTGCTCAGAAGTGCTACGATTGATAACGTGGGTAAATGTGTTCTTTGCTGGGTGCTGTAAAGAAGCTTCGCCATCGTCAATAACTTGGACATAATTAGTGCCAGCACGTTTAGTCAAACCCTTAATAGGATCAGCGAGAAAGTTCTTTTGCTCTGAACATTGATTGTCAAAACGCTCAGAGTCAGGTTGCTGTGAAACGCCACCTGTTAAGTTTTTAATATTCTTTCTAGTATAGACCATTGCTGTTTCCGCCAGTACCGCGAACAAGTATGTTAGCTACAGAAGAGCTATCTCTAAGCATATTAACTTCATCTATACCAAACTCGTAGTCGGTAAGTTTAGCTTTAGCATCCATTTCGTCTCTTTCTGTAAACGCTCTAATATCTTTAGAACCTACCAAGCGATCCGCATAAGTTCTTGCAGATCTAATTAAACAATAACGCTTGGCAGCTTCTGGTAAATCTAGGAAGTCAAGTAAGTAAACAACAGTTACAGTAATGGTGTCTCCAGCAGTAAACGTATCTGTCTTGTCTTTCATAGAGTAGACGAATTTGTTTCCACTAGCTCCGTTGCTTCCAGTTCCGTCATCACGAATAACGTAAACTTCTCCTGTGCTTTGATTTCTAACTTGGACATAGTTTGTTGGTGCTGCGTATTTGCCTGAACCATTAGCTGTCAAAGTTATGTCCTTCTCTGTGTTAAACACATAAGAGTCCATGCAAACTTCACGAGTAACTTCATCTAAGATTGTTACAGCAGCAGACACTTCATAAGGCAATGTGCCACCTAATGTGGTAACAGTAGACTCGCCAATCGTTTGAAGCATCGTATTAACTGCTTCAAGTTTGCTAGTAGTGGCAGCCATCTACTTTCTCCAAATTATATATATGTAAATGTTAGAAGCATCTCCAGTAGCATTATTTATTGTAATGAATGGAGGCATAACACTTCCGCTTATCCAACCAGCTTTATTGGCAGATATTTGTGCGTGCATATTTGTTGTAGAGGAATCGTTATCTGCAGCCGATGCTGTGCCACTATAAGAATAAGGGGCTTCTGTAGCAGTAGGATCTCCATCAGAATCAATCTGAGGAACTTTAAGAGTAATGTCTTTATCAGTAATAATCGTAACCGATGATGCTCCTAAAGTATGAATAATACTTGTGTCAGTATCACCAGCTTCTTGAACAATCTTAATGTATTGACGTTCTTTGTCAAAAGGTTAGGCAGGGTGCTTATGCACCCCACCTTGAAGAATTAGATTACGCTGACGCTGCAATCATTTTAACTACGGCTTCTGGACGTAAGATGCCAGTTCCGATACCAGCAGAAGTGGACATTAAAGTACCAAATCTTTCTGGGATATAGTTAGCTTCGCTTTGTAAGCCTTTCAGAGTAACTGTTCCAGCAGCAGACTTGTGGAATGCTAATGCAAACCAAAGTGCGCCATCGAAAGAGTGATCATCATTCATAGCTACGCCACCTAGATAAAGAGGGCTACCGCTATCGTCTGACATGTTAGCGTCAGATGAGTTGTAGTAGTCATTCATCAAAGTCATTGGGATAACTTCAAAGCCTAAGTAGTGCAAGTTTTGCAAACCTTTAGCACGATCGCCACTTGTAGAGAAGTCAGCACTGATTGCTGAATCTTCTTGCAAGATTGAATAGTACTCGTAAGGACGAACAACCATGCAACGACCTTCTGCTGGAACATCTTGATTATCAAGAGCAAGTGCAGCATCTTCAAAGCATTCTTTGATTTTTGCTGACGTGTTCAAGATACTTGTTTCTGCAGCGTCGGAAGCATCTGTTCCTGCTACTTCTTTAATTTGTGCGCCTGATGCAGCTTGACCCATAGCAGCTAACAAGAAAGCGTCATGTTGCTTGCCCATCGCAGCTCCAGCTTGTGCTGCTAGTGCAGCGCGAACATCATAGTGAGCTTTGATTTCTTCTAGGTTATCTACAAATTGCGCAGCGTAAAGAAGCTTTTCAATCGTAATAACCTTTTCGGTATTAGCGATTGTTGAGCCTGATTCACCTGTTGCTGAAAATACTGATTCGCCAGCTGTGTGTAGCTTAGCTGTTTCAGTCGAGAAATGTGGGAAAGACGCACTCTTACCAGAAGTGATTGTGCGATTCATAAGTTTGTCTTTTAACTTAGACGATGCGGAATACTGAAGCAAAACTTCTTGCCCGTACACCTTCAAAAGACTAGCGTCTAAAGACATTGCTGATACATCTGCCATTATAAACCTCCGTAGGTTAGACAGTAAAGCCCTAGCAAAGGGCTGAAAGTGAGTTTAGTTTTACCTAACTCGTTAGAAAAAAATAAATGAACACACTCTCGAAGTTGTCTCAACACGCTCACAGTCGTAACTGCTTGAGGGAGGCTTGCATTAAGGTTCATTGATTTATACATTTGATTTAGCAAGCTTTGCATGTACTTTAGCTCGATACGCAGAATCAGTTGAGTATCTTGGGTCTTTCATATCTCTTTGCACTTCGGCAGTAGAGTTATAAGTACCACTAGCTTGAGAAACAGCATCAGCTTTAATCAAGTTTGATTTGGGTTTAGGGTTGTCAGCTCTCATTCGAGCATCTAGGTTTTTAATTGCAAAACGCATCTCGTCTGGAGTTCCGTTCTGCATAATGTTGTCATAAGTATCTATTTCACTTTCTGACAAGTTCTTTCCAGCCCATTCAGTCAAAGCATTGTAGTCTTCAACTTCGGCTGTCATCTGCTTCATTTCGTTCGCAGCTTTGTAGTTCTCAAGTTCTTGAACATGATCTACTAATTCTTTAGGAACGCCAGCTTCTTCAAACTTAGAATAAATTTCTTCGTTTACTTCGCCAGCTTCTTGCAAAGCCTGATAAGCCTCAGCAACACCTGTTCTCTCAGTGTTATCTTCGGTATTGGTGTTTTCCTCACTAGGCTCGGCATTGTCCTCTTTATTGTTATCTTCGCTAGTTTGTTCGCTAGGTAGTTTTGGATTTTCAACATTGTTATCTTGAACTTGATTGTTGCGCGGTTCATGGAATTTTTTCTCCAATTCTTGATATGCTTTTTGCAAATCTTCCTGACTGTCAAACTTGCCTAATATTTTTTCAGGTTGCTGTTCTTTAGCTTCTTCTTCTGCAAGAAACTTTTTATCAGCTTCACTGAAAGGTTCTGTTTCTGGGTTCTCAGTAATCAATACTGAATTTCTGTGAGGGTTGTAATTATCGCTCATTGGCTTCTCCTTCTTGTGCTTGTTGTAGTAATTGAGGTGCAACTTTTTCAATAACTTTACCAGTCTGCTGTTGTTGCATCATGGCTTGTTGTTGTTCCATTTGTTGCTGTTGAGCCATCATAGCTTGTTGTTGCTCCTGTTGGAGTTGCTCATCAGATTTCAATATGTTTTTGTCTACACCAATGGCGCGAACTAATGAAGACATCAAAGCTCGTTGATCCACTACCTGACCATAAGCTTCTGGACTCATTTGACTTGCCATTGTTACAAACTGTTGTAGCCTTTCAAGGTCGCTAGTTCTGCCAAGTGCTGTTACACCTGTGCTGATAATTAGCTTGACTTCCTTCGGTATCTCAGGAATCTTTTTCTCCTCAGTAAGACGATTGATAATAATATTTACAAGTGGTCTAGTAAACTCACTAGACAACATTGCATAAGTACCAGCCAATACTTTTTCTAGGCTGTTAATAAGAGCTGTAATCTCTGTAGCTGTTGTTCTTCCGCCAGCTGGTAAAGCATTATCTAATAGGTTAAATGCAAACGATACTCTCTTCTCTATGTTTTGAGCTGCTTGAAATGCTATTGACATATCAGCACCCTTGTTAGATTGAAGAGTTGTAACATCTGTAGCAACACCATTGATAACATCACCGTTTTCCGCTTGTGCAATATTCTTCGCACGAGTTGTAGATGCTGGGTTTACCATAAATACAACTTTGGATGATATTGCTGCTGCCTCTACCATTGCTCTCTGAAGTCCTTCTAAACTGCGAAGATCTCCGTAAATGTTTTCGCAATAAGAACGACCATAGCTTTCTCCAGTAACAGAAGTCATACGCAGTGCTAAGAAAGGTAGCTTATCTAAAGGAACGTATTCTTTTGTATCAGGCAACACTTTCCCATTCACCTCTTGGTAAATGTAATACTCGTTGTTATCTGTTAAATGGACGCAAGTGTAAAGTTCGATGTTCTTGTCGTTGTCTACAAAATCATCTTGGTCGCTAGGTAAGTCTAAATCTATATCTAAGTTCTCAGCGACCGTCTTAGATATTTGTTCTTTAATAATTAAATCTGTAAGATTGCCTTCTATATCACGATGGACTACATAATCCTCTAATGAATAACTTCTAACATTGCCGTCTGGCTGTACATAAATAACAGCATTGCCAGCAATAATAAGATTCTTTAATGCGTCATATATTGTAGGTCGAAGATTCTTATCCTCAATCTCTTCAAAACAAGTTGTCTCTATGACAGATAAAGACTCATCCACCTCTGCTTTGATTTGCTCTGCTTGATCGCCAAACTGCTCAAAAGCATTGTCGCTTACTAACAACCTAAAAAACTTTAAGTTGGTAGGAAACAAAGACAACATTAAATTAGAAGCTAGGTTATTGACGCCTCTTGCCCCTAAAGATTGCCAAGGTGTCTCATAAGATATGTCGCTAGTATTTTTGTTTTTGTAGGAAATATGATCCCTAACAACCAAAGGAAGCGTTAGCTCAGAGCAACGCCTAGCTCGAAGAAGAAAGTTTTCACGTTCTGCTTCTAATTGTTTGTAACGCTTCTTGCCCATGCTTATTAGTAATTAGCTCCAGAGTCTCCACCACCGCCTATGGTGAATTGCGATCGCATATCTTTACGTCCACCAGCAAAAGGATTCTTGGTAACAGGAGTTTTTTGAGTCATGCCTTCTCTAGCTTTTTCTTGCTGACGAATCATTGCTTGCGCTCTCTGTGATTCTAATTGCTTTTTCTCAGCTTTCTCAGCAGCCTCTTCTTGTCTACGTCCTTGAATTTTTCCTCCAACGTGTGATTTTCTAATTCCTTCTAAGCTAGTTGCTATGCCAGCTCCCATTAAATAGTTTGCTAATACTGCGGTTTCGACTCCAGTCATTATCTTTTTTGTGTTAAATGTAATTGTTTAAGGGTATTGACAATCTCTCGTTTGCCAGAATAAAACATGATTTCCTCCACGCTGTCTGTAGGCTTATGATCTCTAGGTGGTATTATTTTCTGCAAATACTCTATAAGTGCCTTACTGACTACAGGCGTTTTCTCTTCTTCAAAGTTGTCGTTATTCATGTTGATGCTCATTGTAAGCATTTTAATAAGCGATTTTTGCGAAGCGAAAAGCGTTTTTTAAAAGGCTTATATAAGAAGCCAATTTATAGCAAGCATTTTTTAGGACGGAATTTATTCCGTTCTTAAAAGTGTGCGCTATATGGCGCATCGTAAGGTTTGCAAATCCCCTGTCAAGAACTTTTTCCAATATATTTTTATAACATTTTTCTTGACTTGTTATATATCGCTCTAATAAGCTTTAGTTTCAGCCGATTAGCAGATTGCCTATCGGATTAACAATTTTCAATTTTAGGAAAAAAACAAATGGCTTCAGTAGCAGAAAACAATATTTTCGCTCTTGCACAGAAATATAATCTGGAGCAAGGGAAGTTCGCTGACTTTTATCAGCTTCACAGTAATTGGTGTCTTACAAAGCATGGTGCAACCAAAATCAGACACGCAGAGGGGATTTCTTATGACGTAATGCAGTCTGACAAAACAAATGTGTCTTATGTGATATTTATGGAGTTCACTAATAAGGACGGCAAAACTGTGCAGGAGATTGGATCGTGCCGATTTGATGGTACTAAGAATACTCCAGAGCGTAGCCACGCCCCAGAGATGGCATTCAAGCGCTGCCTAGTTCGCGGAACAATAGCTATTCTTGGAGAAGCGGCTCAAGGTGTTTACGGAGATGAGGAGTTTGATACCGACTTTAAGCAGAACGGAAACGCTCAACCTGTACCGCAACCAATTCCACAGCCCGCAGCTCAACCGACGCAAAACCCTACTGTGCAAGAACTTAACGCGATTGCTAGGGGGGAGTCAGCACCTCAACCAGCTACTAACCCTGACAAGACTATTGATTATAGTCAAGATCCTCGCCTAGCTAGAGCTAGACAGGCAGAGGGGTGGAGAGAAGAGTACCTTACTTTGCCACAAGAGTGGACTCAGCAGATTGACAGGCTACAACAAGTAGCCGATATTCAGCCTAGAGATAGATGGGAAAGGCTTATTGTAGATCACATAAGGAAGTTTCAGAAGAAGAATGGCGAGTATATGCAACCAACGACTGACTACTTTAATGGCAGTTATGGTGGATATAAGGATTTCTCAGACCTAGTTTTCAAGATAAACGACTATCAGGGAGCTAATAAAGCTATGGGTTGGGTAGCCTTACAGACCAAAGACCAATTAAAAGTAATAATTGACGCTGTGATTTCAACTGGGCAGTTTGTTCTTGAAGTTCCTGATGCAAGCAAGACCAATCTTGTACAACACGTTATCAACAAGAAAGACCCAAACGCTCCAATTGGTGAAGCTACTCAGCAAATTATTGAGGAGAACAAAGATCAGATAGCGCAAGCTAGTCCTGAAACGCGGTTTGACGATGTTCCCCCCAAGCACGTTGATGCTAATGGGAATATGCATGACCTCCCTTTCTAATATTTTATAAAGATTTTATTTGAATATTATAATTTACACATTAGAATAGGAGTATGAGTAATTCAAACACAGATGACCATGTGTGCCCAATCTGCTTAGGGGATGGGTACACGACCGAAAAACACGACGAAGATTCCACGCATAGGGAAGAATGTCCATGCCAGCAAAGAGAAACGACTCCTTTTAAAAGTAGTTTTTTTGATTTCATGTGCGACATTATTCGTGATACAGACAGGCTGAAAATGAATCACATGATTCGTACAGGCTACGCTGATGAGCAAGATGCCATAGCTAGGAGGAAGTTAAATGACTAGTATCGGACAACAACTTGCTAATGAAGGCACAGATCGAGTGTTGGCTAACTCTAACGAGGAGGCTAAACAAATATTGTGGGAAGAGTTAATGACTCTTATGCGATTGCAGCCATTGTTTTTCACATCAGATGATTTGCAGTCCAGAGAGATTGTTGCTCAGATAATGAAGCAGTATTGCATTCACCCAAATAGTATTCCTGCACTGTTTAGAAAAGCAAGCAGTAAGGGTTTGATTGAAAAGACTGGGCAAGTAATTGCTAGTCTAAGACCTTCGGCTCATGGTCGATTGATACAAGTATGGAGAAGTTGCAATGAAACTAACTAAAGCACAACAAAAATTATTAAGAGCGATTGAGGGTTTCCAAACTCTTGGTCAAGATCCTAGCCAAACAGAATTGGCAAAGGTACTTAAAGTAACTCAGCCCTGTATTTACTCAAGGCTAAAAACACTAGAACGCAAAGGTGCAATCAGCAAGTCTGTTAATAAGCACCGCACAATTAAAATTTTAATACCATCAGAATAATGATTACAAGCCATGTATTTAATGTTGCCGTAGTTGGAGTCGCAATAGTCTCTTGGGCAATTGTCTTTTTTATGATAGCCACGTTTCTTCAATACTGTAAGAACAAGCTATCTGAACACAACCGTAAAAACTTTGCAGACAAGCAAGACTGCTGGGAGGATAACTAATGGCATCTCTTTATGAAATGACTAAGCAGTTCGAGGAATTGAACAGCAAGATAGAAGATGGCGAAATTTCAGAGGACGCAATCGGCGATACGTTAGACGCAATGGGTTTAACTATTAAACAAAAGTCCACTGACGTTAGCGCGTTTATTCTTAATACGGAATCTGACATTAAAGAAATGCAAGATGCTGTGAAGAAGATACAAAAAAGAATTAAGTCTAAGCAAAACAAGATGGAGTTCTTAAAGAATTATCTTCTTGAGAATATGATTAAAGCTGGCATTCAAGAGCTTGAGTGTCCTGAATGGAAAGTTAAGATCGGTAAGAATCCACCTAGTGTGGAGCTGCACGAGGATGCTGTTGAGTTGCTTGACGAAAAGTACATTACTCAGAAAGTAACACGCACTCCTAACAAGAAAGAAATAAAGAAAGCGATTCAGCAAGGAGAAAAAATTTCTGGGGCTGCACTTGTTTCTAAACCTAACTTAAGGTGGAGCTAATGCGTATATTCGTTGGCATAGATACAGGGATTAACGGCGCGTGTGTTGCCCTAAATGAGCATGCTTGTATAGTGGGTTGTCGTGATCTACCACACTACAAGGAGATACCTTGTTATAGAAAACAAAAGCCTCGATCTGTTTTGGATATTAACAAGTTAAAGGTTTGGTTAAACAGTCTTGGTGATATACATAGAATCGCTGTAGAGGAAAGCCCATCTTTTAATCAAGGTGTAGTTTCAGCAGCAACTACTGCGTTTAATAATGGAATGCTTCATGCAACTTGCTTAAATCTAGTGGGTAAAGAAAAGTTTCAAACTGTTGCGCCAAAGATGTGGCAAAACTATTTGTTTGATGAGGCTACACAGGATACAGGCTGGAGCAAAGAGAAGTCTATTGCTTTTGCCAAGAGAGAGCATGGCGATATAGCCATTTTTAAAAAGCCTAAACGTACTTGTGATGGGTTTGCTGATGCAAGCCATATTGCTATGTGGTGCTTAGAACAATACAAACATAATTATTCGGTATGAACTCCAACTCTTTACAGGCTCTTGATTTGCTAACTATGGGAGAGATGGATGTTCGTACATGGCGCAAACGTGTAGGTCGTGATTCTCATGGTCGTATGATACAGCTGGGTTACATTAAAACTGTGCCGAACAAAACTGGTTCTGTTTGGTACGTTAGAATAACGCCGAAAGGCAAGGAGAGATTATTATGTCAATAAAAAAAATGGAAACACAAACTAATAAAGAAAAGCTTAACAAATTTGTTAATCATGTCTTTAGCACTACTGCTGATTTTGGTGGCATGTCTGGGTGGATACATACAGTTCAGTCTAAAGATCAATGTTTTTTTATAGAAGTCGAAGACTGCCACTTTGCAGAACCTATTAAACAAGTTACCGTAAATAAAGTTAAGCTCTTAGGGTATGGCTACGACGGTGAACCTTATGGGGGGTATTGCTATAAATTAACCAAAGAAAATTATGCTTGGGGTATATGCAAATGGATTGCTATTAAAAAGTACAATGAT